TAGCGCCTTTCGGATCAGCTTTATCTAAAGCAGATTGCAGCTTCGAGTACAGCATCGGGTCTATGCCCTTGGACTTGAGAAACGATCTCTGTTCCTCCAAGACTTGTTGAAAGACCGCATTGAAATTTTCGTTGGCGGGTATGGCTTGGCGCAAACCAACATTCAAATCGGGTAAAAGACCCTGTTGTTCGCCATAATTCAAAACTTGCAGGTCTAGTTTGTCTTGATTATTGACTGCAAGGTCTCGCGCCTCAGCCTCTACGATCTTTCGAGCTTCTTCTGGGCCAACTTGTCGCAAAAGCGCGTCTGTTCCGCGGTTTGCGCCAAAATCTCCCATTGTTTGACCGACATAAATGTCTATTTTTTCTTGCAAAGATAGACTTTCGAGATAATTGTTACGCACCCGGCTATTTGTTTTGAGAAGAGCTTCTTTTTTTGCGTTCTCTACCGCAGTAACTATTTCTCCTGCTGCGTCCAACGACCTATTCGCTTGCTTCGCAATCGAAAGTGCGTCCGACAACGAGCCAATACTAGCCTCAAAGGTGTTGCCAAATTTTCGGCCATCTTGGAAAACATCAGACTTTTCAATCTGTAGCAACAAAGGCACTGCTTCATCGAGCAGGGCATTAGCCGCTTGCTCAGCATCTTCGACCTTCTTTTTGTTTTTGAACCCTTTCTTACGGCCCTGTTGCGCCCAATCGGACTGAACTTCTTCGACATAAAGGATCTTTTCACCCATCGGGCCTTCTCGATCCTTGGTGCGAACGTGAAACACGTTGTTTATGTCGTCAGGGAAGTGAACGCCCTCGCGGAACTTGGTCTCTCCCTTTCCGGGCAAAGACAGCCGCGCTTCTTGATAGTTTTCACCACCATCTAGTGTGTATTCGCCCCAGCGGGTTTCACCACCCGCTAATACATCGATTTCGTCGTATTGTTCAGCGATACCGCGAAGCTGTACTACCACTTCTTCGGGAGAATAAATGCGTGAATTTTCAATCTGACGGCGAATGCTATCCGGCACGCTCTCCAACCCGCTGATGCCAAAGCCCATATCTTCATTCCCGACCAGCGAATAACTGAATGAAGCCCTACCCATGTCGCCAATATCGGTCGTCTCTGCGTTCTGGTCGGTTATATTAACGGTGATTCTGCGTACAGGGTTGTCATCGTAACTGAGCCTTACCATCTCTTCCGCACGATCACGAAGCTCGCCTTGTAAACGCGACGGCAAATCTTCTATGGAGGCTTCATTAGCAACAATCTCTTGTAGCGTGTTATAAATCTCGTCCATGTCATCTTGGTCAACAGAAAAATCCCGTGCCAAGTCATCGATAATTCGATCATCGTAGAGGATGTAGTCGCCTATAGCGTCGCCCAAAAAATAATCCACCTCTGATTCGACATAGTCTGATCCGTAGGCTTCTTCTATATCGAGCGGCTCATCGTCGTAATCAAACTCCACGTCGCCTTCTGCTGGCCCCGTGCTTACCGTCTCTTCAAATTCAACGCGGTTTTGATTGATTCGATCTAAAATTTCTTGCTGAGTGACACGCTCCTGCTTAAAAAGCTCATCTCGGCCAAGCGCCTTCAGTTCTTCGGCTTTCACGCCATTTTTCACGAAAAAACGCCGCGTATCGTCGCCGCGACCCTTCTTCTGGCGCATATTCAACGCTATCTCTTCGGCGTTGCTGTAAAGCCCAAGATCATTTACCTGAGCTTTAAGGATTCCTTTTTTAATGATGCCCATTACAGCGAGCCGATGCCAGAGGACATGCGATCTCTGCCCTTAGCAGAGCCTTCTGCAAACGCTCTCGCTTTCGCTCTGGCAAATGCGTCCCCGCCATCGCTGGACATGCGGCTTTTCTCCATGCCCATGACTCTCTGTGTGCGCGGATCTGGCCCTAAACTCTTCTCAATCGGGAACATGGTCGCCTTACCAAAAGTATCGACCAGATATTGCACCGCCTTATCGATGCCGTCGCGCTTCATCAAAAACTCAAAGATCTTTTTGGACTCTCGCAGGTTTTCAGGCGGCAAATCCTCAACCCGCACAATCGAGCGAAAGTCAGGACTGGTCACAATCTGCGTAAAAACCCTATCTACCCCCGGCATCTCGAACATCGGCTGCTCATTCGTCACCGTGGGCATCATGGGTGTCTGATCGTCGCGGATCATGCGCCGAGTGTCTTCAAAAATGTCTATATCACGCGATGTCACGGTTTGGCCTCATGAAATCAAAGTCTCGTCGCAGCATATCAAGCCAAGTTTCAAATGTAATTACCGCTACCGAGGAATTATTAACCGGCAAGTGCTGATTTATGGCGTGGAGGGGGAGAGTTACGCGGATAGGTTTGTTGTTGAATTTCCAAACCAGTATGGGTGTCTTATCACCACACGCCTCACACACCTGGTCCCACCAGGCGGCAAGATGCCACCAGCCAGATTTATACGCCTTGCACTCAATCGCGAAGCCAGGCAGCTCGATGTCACACAAATCTTTGGCCTGATACTGGTCCAGGTTGCGCTTAACGGACAAATCAATGCCCTCGTCCACAAAAAACGTGTTGAGGCGTTTGCAAATGTCGCGCTCGAAGGCAGCGCCTTTGTTCCTAGAGTCAGCCATTCGCGGATAGTAGCGGAATGTGATAGAAACGCCAGGGAGCGGTGATCACTTCCACACCGACTCGCACAGGAATCCCCAGTGCTGCCCCGCAATCGGTCACTCCTGCCGATGGTGCTGGGGGTTCCTACTTTCCGTTGAGATTTTTCGGGCGCTGAGTGTACTGAACTCAGCTATAGCAATGCGCGACCGCGCGGCTCGCACACAGGGGGTGCCAGGGGTCCGCCATACACGCGATTTCAGGCCCGTTTTCTGGACCCATAGAGACCCATTGATCGCGCGGCTGCGGCTGTCAGAGGCGCTGTGCGTGCGTCTGACGCGATGTTTGCGTCTGACGCGCAGGTCACGCAGGCGGACGGTTACTCCCGTGAGCACGGGGCGACCTTCGATGGTGTGCAAACAGTTGCAGCTTATTGCAAAAAACCGCAAACAAATCAATAACTTGGGTCATTTTTGCCAAATTTTGGCTTTTTTGGCGATTTTGCGGGTTCGGAGAGGGAGAGGGTCTTTTTGAGGTTTAGCTCACCCCTTTCTCTCGGCCCCCCTGTCACCGATCCTTCGGATCGAGCGAGTCTTGCACGCCCAGCAGTTGATTGAGCCTGGCCTTGATGTCGTCCTTGGTCATCTGGTCGATGTTCGCATTGATGTTGAGGTTTTGGCTGCGGTGGATCGTCAAACCTGCAAGCTGGTTCAATTCTTTGATTGCGCTCACCGCTGCGTTGTACGCGCCGTTCTCGAAGCTCGTCTCCGCGATCTTCCACAGCATCGAGCCAGTCTTCTCTGGCGTGATGGCATACTTCTCCCGCATTTCGTCCTGCGCGATCCTCACCGCTCTCGTCACGTTGGGGAAGTCTTTGCCGTTGAGCATCTTGCTCGCAGCAGCAGCCGGGAAACTGAAGCCAGCCTTCCTCGCTGCTTCGGTCTGCCCACACGCGCCTTCGGTATAAAAGAATACGAAGGCGCTCTGCATTTCGGTTATGCCAAATTCTTCGTTGTCCTCGAACTGGCTCGGTACTTCGGTCAGTTGAGGTCGGTTCTTTCGAGGTCGCCCACGTTTTGCTTTTGTGATTGGTTTTTCAGCCATCCACTTGCCTTCAGTTGTTGAAACAGATCTCTAGCTTCCTGGTCGTCCAGTGTACGCTGTCCCCAGGCTTCTCGCTCGCTTTCATTCGCATACCGCCAATGTGTAAAGTTCAAAAGATCTGTTTTGTTTTGGTCATACTCAAACATCTACATTTCTCCATGGGGGGGGGTAGGGTGCCTTTTTTCGGCCTTATACTATGGGGAGTAGAAATACAGCCCTTTTAACCCCAATACAAGGGCATATTACTCCTATAAACATATATATAATAAAGATTAAATTTACTATACCCCACCCCCCCCATCGCGGAGAGGTAGCTGTGACAGGGCTTTGCAAGTTTTCGCATTGGGGTATAGGGGGTACAGTGCTACACCCCCGTCAAAAGTCACTGGTGTACGGGGGTGAGGTGGGGGTATCTACGGGGGAGTACTCCACGTCGTAAATTTTCTTACCGTGGGACTTGCGCGGCTTGATTCCACGCTCTTGGAGTATGCGACTCGCCTCTTTGTAGTCCGCCATTCGAGGTGCGCGTATCCCTAGATCACCGAGCAGTTTTGCCATTTGCACAGGCTTGGTGTTCAGCCCGTCGAAGTTGACTTGCTGCAACAGCAGGTCTTCGACCGCGCTTTGAGTGCGTGACATCTCGTTACTGACCTGCAGGCGCTCTCGTTCTTCGCTGGTGAGGAACCATGTTTGTTCGCCTCGATACACCCCGTGCAAGACCTCTGCCCAGAGCTGCTGCATATCGATCCCGTGTTGGAAATTTATGTCGTTGACATGCACGATCCAGAATCGCCTGTTGCCGGTTGGGTCCACCAGTATTTCGCGTTCGTTAACTGAGCCGTAGAACGCTGTACGCCGTTGGTAGCGTGAGAAGGTACGACCGTAGGGTAAACGCAGTTCGTCTTTGGATTTCGTCAGGAACGCTTTGAGCTGGTCAATGTCGGCCTTTTTGAACGTGCTGCCCAGTTCCCCCAGTTCTACAATCCAGTGGCTCACACAATGCTTCACGCTGTCCTTGTCGCTGGGGTTGAGTGTTGCGCCTTCGAGCAGCCAATCTCTGTTGGGTGCGAGAGACTTCATCCACTGGGTTTTACCCAGGGCTTGCTTGCCCACAAAAATCAGCACGCCTTCTAGGTTCGCACCTTCAGGTAGGCAGGCGACCGCTGCACACCCCGCCAGCCATTTACGCATCAGCATCTCTTTGAGTTCGTTGTCCTCGGCGTCTACTGTATCGAGCAGCGCCTGTATGCGTGGCGTGCCATCCCAAACGAGGCTCTCGATCCAGTCTTTGACGGGGTTGTGTTCTCGTGCAAGCAGGGGGAGATTGGTCCTCATGCGGTCGTGAGGCACCATGTCGAGTATGCAGCGATTCTCGATCTCTGCGAGCACCGCGTCTTCCTGCAGATCGTTGATGAACGACATCTCAGGGATATCGATTTCCATCTCTTTCTTAATCACATTGTAAGCAACATCGATTTCGTTCTTCTGCAGCACCGCCTCGTAATTCTCTTTGGTTTGCATGACGCGCCCTGAGCTGTTGCGCGTGTAGTCCACACTGACCGCTTGCTCGCGAAAGTCTTTGTTGACGACCTCACCCTCGATGACCACATCGTTGAAATCTTGGCCTGTGTCACCGGGTACGATGACCTCAGCGTTGCCACCGCGCAGCTTGACTTCGTTTGCGCCCTTCTCTGCAGCCTTCTGGCCCGTTTCGTTTTCGTCGTTGTCCGCAATAAAAACGTGGGTTGCGTCGGGATACCACTCAGCGAACAGCTTGGACACATCGATCATGCCGTTGGCGTCCCCGGTAATTATTACTGGCTCTTCTTTGTTGTGATGCTCGAACCAGCTCGCGCCTGTCGCGTAGCCCTCGACATAGTTGATGCGAGTCGGGTCTTTGAGCAGTTCTGCGCCAATCAGCGCGTAAGTGCCCTTGCGCTTCGCGCCTTTGTGCCACCATTTTTGTTCGCCGGGTTGTGCTGGAATGTAGGACAGGGTGACGATCTGCTTGGTTTCGTCCCTGTAGGGCAGGATCAGGTAGCCCTCGAAGTCTGGGCCTGTGGATAACTTTAGCCCAAGATTGGGCACTTGTTTGCGTTGTAAGTACGGATGGTCTTCGACCTCTGCGGCGTGCTTCCAGATCTTGCGACACTCTTTTGCTTTTGCACGGTGCTGCTCTGCCAACCTTGCTTGGTATTCTGCACGGGCTTGCTCGATCAGCTCACGCTCACGTTGTCGTTCTTCCTCGGTAAGCTGTTCTCGACCGTCTGGAAACCAGCGCGCTATGGGTGCGTCACCTTCTCGCCAGTCGAAGCACAAGCCAAGTGGGCTTTCCTGGTGCAAGAACAGCAGATACCATCCCTTGTCCTTACGCGCTCTACCGTTATAGGCGCTCCAGGCTTTGCCTCTGCCGTGCTCGACCAACCCCTCTTTCGGGTCGGGTTCCATCATGTGATCAGCCAGGAAATCGAGAAAACTTTCGCGTAGATTGCCCGACAACGGTCGAGACATATCTTTGCTCAGACCGCTTCTCACATTTTTTAAGCTCATCAACTTTTCCCGCTTGCGAATTTACAAAGGTTTGCAATATACTCCAAACCGTTATAACCGAGCAATAGGAAAAAAGCGATGGCTATAGTAGCAAGCGATTCTGGTGGCAGCGATTACGAGTATGTCCCTGTACCAGAGGGTATGCATGATGCAATTTGTTACAAACTTGTAGACGCAGGTACAAACTGGAACGAATTTCAGGGCGAAAAAAACAAACAACATTCAGTGTTTGTTTGGTGGGAACTGCCCAAAACGCGCACGGAGGACGACCGTCCGATGTCTGTGTTCAAAGAGTATCGGCTCAGTTTGCATGAACAAGCAGCCCTGCGGAGGGATCTGCAAGCCTGGCGAAACAATCAGTTCACGCCGTCAGAGCTAGAAAGCTTCGATTTGACTGCGATAGTAGGTGTGTCTTGCAAGATAAGCGTGGGGCGCACCGCTGGCGGCAGGGATAAGGTAACAGGCGTTTATTGTGCGGACGGCGGACCCAAAAAGGCCGCGACTGAAAATGATCAAGTCATCTTCGATCTTGAAGATTACATTGACGAGTTTGTCGGCAAGTCGAGCGAGCGCAGTAAGAAGGCGTGTGACATTTTTGAGGATCTGCCGCCTTTCGTAAAATGGAGAATTGCAGGGTGCGACGAGCCAAACAAAGATCAAGTTGAGCCATGCTTTGAGTTGCAGGCTGCAATGAATAAGGCGGCACCCCAAACCGCAGCGGCACCAGCACCGGCAGCGGACGACGACGACGACTTTGAAGACGACGTGCCGTTCTGATGGCTAAGCGAGGACGACCACGCAAAAACCCAGACATGGTGAACAGCCCGGCGCACTATGCGTCAGGTGATGTGGAGTGCATCGATGCCATGGTAAGTGCGTTTGGCAAGAAGCGGGTTGAGGAGTACGCTGAGATTGCAGCGTTCAAATACATTTGGAGACAGGGGAAAAAGGGTGATGCTAACGAAGATAAAAACAAAGCGATTTGGTACTTACTCTGGTCGCGAGGCCAAGATCCTCGAAAAAATCAACAGGGATGAAGGGATTGCTTGGCTAAGCGTCCCACGGTTCACAAGCTGGGCGATGATTTCAGTCTTTGTGTTTGGCTTCCTTGCTGGAAGTATCGCAGGCTTGTGATTAGTCAGGGTCTTCATCACGCCCTCCAGCGCGTTCCCGTCCGCGTGACTAACAGGCGGGACTAATTCGGAGAGGTCATGGAAATAGTAAAACCAAAGAAAAGGTTTGACCTGGAGATCTTGATTACGTCGGTTAAATTCATGTCCGTCGAGGCCGACACAATTGAAGAGGCCAGAGAACTGGCTTTGCAGCAATCGCGTAAACATTTCGGTGAAGATTTTCGCGGAGTGGACATCGTAGAGGCTCCGAAAAATTATGAAATTTGAACCAGGGATTTACGAAGACCTGGACTATCCAACCTACGCCAGCATACCCGCTTGGCGCTCCCACGACCTCACCACGCTGATCAAGTGCCCATACACCTGGAAGCACCATCGCGAGATCAAAGAGTC